GATACCCAACAATGCCATTTTCCATTTTTAACATTGACTTGTAGTTTAGGTTTGTGATGACTAACAAATGGACTCCACCACATATACTCATTTTCTTTTGTTAATTGTTGTCCTTGTGATTTTAATACTCTATTGAGTAGATTTACTATCTTCATCTAATAATTCTAACAACCTTTCAAACTCTATTGTAGCATAAATTTTACTTCTGTTTCTTTTAAACACTAATAATGGTATGTGTTTTCCTGCGTTTGTTTCAGCTTGTTCAAGAGAACTCCATATATTTAATTTCTCTTGATTTTTACATTCTGTTGCAAATGGAAACAATTTACGAGCGGCTGGTGATAATAAAACATCTTCACCACTATCTCCCATAGTAGTTGAACGAACATCATCTTCTTCTAGTTGTGTGAATTTTTCTAAGATTAAATCTCGGACTTTATTCTGTAACCTTTTACCTTTGTTTTTAGCACTTCTCGTTTTCATAACCAATAATAAATATAATTGAGATTACCCAAAATCAATTATTTTTTTCTTAAACTATGTTTCCATTTTCCTCTCCACTCTCGTCTAGCCCATCTTTCAGCTGCTATTTCAAATGGGTTGTTGTCGTGGAAATCTTTACCCTTATCTTCTTGTTCTTGTCCAGCTTGTGTATACATTCTTACAAACTTTTTACGACCATATTTTTTACTATCCATAGCGTGATAAATTTCGTGTAACAAAGTTATCATAAAATCTTGAACACTTTTATAAAAAGGTCTTAACTTTATAATATCTCTGTCAAAATCATAATCACCTTTTGTTGCTCGTGGACTAAATTCTAATTTTGAATTAACTCTGTATTTATTCATTATTTTTTTAGCTATTTGTTGAAAGTCTATTCTTTCTAATAATAAAGTTGTTCCGTCTTTTAATGTATATGTTTCTAACATTTTTTGTTTTCTTACCCAAGACTTACCTCTCGGATTTTTTATTGGTCTTTTGATAAATTTAGATATTCCTTTTTTAACCAACATATTAAATCGTTTTTGTGCTTGTTTTGGTGAAAGGTCTTTGTTGTTATCAATGATTATAAAGTTATTACCACCAAACAATCCTTGAAATCCACCAATATTTTTTATAACTTCTCTGTGTGAATCAACAACTATTTTTTCCGGTAGAACTCTGTCACGATTTTTATTTCTTTTAAGTGCTACTTCTAATGTAGTGTTGACAAATACCATATAACAATCATATCCTTTTTCCTCTAATTCTTTTTTCTCTTTTGATATTTTTGCATAATCATCACCGGTTCCGTCAATAATCATACCGAGTCTTCCGTTTTGATATAATTTTTTTCTCACACCGGTTAATTCTTTAGCATAACTTCTCAATCCACTTGCGTCTGGTCCATCACCTGTTAGATTGTCAAATACTTCGTCTGGTAATGCGTCTAAGTTAGTTCCGAACCCGTATTTTTTTAATAAGAACTTTAACTCTTTATCTGTGTTGACCATTTTCATACCGGTCTGAGATACATTAACTCTTTCTGGTATTCCAAATAAACCTTTTGCTACCCAAGTTTTACCACTTCCAGGCCCACCTGCTAAGAAAACTGCTTTTAAAATACCTGGGTCATTGATACCTTCTTTTAAAATCATTGTTTCACCATTTTTGGTAAGTATGTTTTCCATATGTTTATAATATTCTTTTTCAAATCCCAACTCAACAAAAGCTGTATAACCTTTTGGCCCTTGTCTACCTGATGCTTGTGAAGCTTCTTTTAATGGTAATCTAAATGTTACAACTTTTCTACCATTGATTGTTGGCATTCCGTGTTCATCTTTACCAATAGATTTGACTACGGTTTTTTTATTTTTAAATCTACCAGTTAAAATAGTATCTCCAATCTTTACTGGTATATTTACATCTTCTCTAATACTACGATTTAATTTTCCGTGAATTCTTTTCATTTTTTTTCTTTGTGCTAAACTTGTAGGTATCCAATCTGGTCCAAAAGTATAATCCTTGTTTTCTTTTGTTTTCTTTTTCATCTTGTTGATATAAGAACGATAAACCGCGGCTTGAGATGATTTACCCATTTCTTTTGCTCGTTGTTCCATTGCTACAGCGGCTTGAATTTTGTGTGCGTGAGATTTACCACTACCCTTGATTTTACTTACTGAAGATTTAGCATCTTTAACAGTTGCAAACTTTAAACCTTTGATTGTTCCTTTTGGATTTTCATCTGTGTATAAATCTGAATGAGATGAAGAACCTCTATGTTGTCCTTTTTTTCTTGGAACTCTTGGTGTTTCGTTCATCTATCTATACCCCATTTGATTTGGATTGATACCTAATTTTTTTAATTTGGCTTTATATTTTTTATGTTGGTTTGCAGTTCTACCTTCTTTAGCCCATTTTTCATTGAGTTTTCGTCTTCGTTCTTTTCTATCTTTGGCGTTTCTATTCGGCATATCTACAATTATAAATATAAAATTTTCGATTATTATGTATCAAATCTAACAATAAAACTTATGTCTAACTCTTTGTCGTTTTTGATTGGTTTGGCTAATTTACCCATAGCTAATAAATCATTGTGGTCGTCATAAAGTGCTATGGTTGTAACATATGGTGCGAAATTTGAACCTGTCGCTATATCTAACAAAGAACCAGTTCCGGCGTATCCCTCGTCACTATACGAAGAACTTGCTGGCCATATAACTGGTAAATTTAAATGTTCTGTTGAATAAGTTTCGTCTTCTGGAAATAAATTAGTTGGAACACCAAAACTACCACTATTTCCTGGTGTTAATGTAATATTTGAACTATTGGCAAATTCACCCCTTCCAACATTACATTGAATTTCTCTTTCATAAATTGTTCTTGTTGATTTAAAAGTTATATCCCAACCATCATCACCACCCGTATTACCTATATTATAATAAGAACCAGTATCGGTTATAACAATCAATCCGTAACTATACATAACATTACCTATAATACTACCAGTCGTTTGTCCACCACCATCAGCTTTAAACGATTCTGATGCTACTGCGAAAGATGATGAATAGTTGTTGTCGTATAGATTTCCTAGTCCATCATCTTTTAATGTATAAGTTATATCTGTACTATTATCTGTGATAGTAACCGATTTTGGTTTTATTTTTTCACCATAAAATTGTCTTGGAATACTAATGATTGAAGCTGATTTGTGTAATATTCTTGATGAAAAGTTATATGTAAATCTATTAGGGAAATCTGATAAAGATGATGATACTATTGCTTTAACTGGTGAATGTGTTTTTTCCCAGTGTGTTAAATCAACTTCACTACTATCTATAACATTGACATCACGATAGAACATATTGTTTATTGTGAAATATATTGGTGATTCATAAAATGTTGCCCAATATGGATTTTTTCCCATTGAAGATGAGAGAGAATTGTATACCCCAAAACTTTGTGAATTTGCTGTTGAATTTTGGAAATTGTAAATACTTCCACTTCTTGCACGAATTCCATAAACTCCACTACCACTGTCGTTATTTGTGAATGTAAATTCTTTATGGACTTCAAATGACCTAAGTGATACATCTTCCGGGTTTATATTTTTGTAAATACCCATTTGTATAACCTAATTAAAAGTCTAACTTAACTTTAATAAGTGCTTCTCTACTTCTTGATTTTAAAATTGGTTGACTTAGTTTTGCAATAGCTAATGGTTCTGCTGTTTCTTCACCATAAAGTGCTACAGTTGTAATATAAGTTTTCGGGTCATTTTTAAATGCTTCAATTTTTATATCACCAGAACTTGACACATAAGTTGGATTTGTGCTTGAATTAAATTCACTATTTCCAACTCTACAAAAGTAATGTGTTGAACTAATTGTTTCTTCTCTACGAGCTTGGAACAATGAACCAGAATCTATAGCTTCAACCATTCTATGTAAACTATGCGATATTCTTGAATTTATTACATTTGAACCTGTTTTGTTCGCTAGATAAAATAAAGGGTCTTGTTGTGGAACTGATAATGTATGAACATCAGCTACACTTCCAAGTTGTGTAGATTGTAATCTATGAGCACTTAGGATAAGTAATCCAAAGTCTGGATAAAACTTACCATAAGAACCACTTGCAGCTCCTTCAGATGAAGCGGCTGTATCAATTGTTGTTGAACCACCTTGTATAGAACCAGAAACAATATTATATTCTGTTACTCCAGCTGAGTTTATAGGGTTCGTATTTGTTGAACTATCATCAATCAATTTAACTTTTATTGTTGACTTATGACCACTCAAATTTAGTTCCCAATTTCCAGGGTCAACTTTTTCTCTCATACGACTTCTGTCAAGTGATAAAGCGTATATATGTTGTTTAGTAACATCTGTTCCTTGTTCAAAAGTAAATAATTCTGTTTCAGGTGGTTGGGTTAAATTTAACATCTGTCCATAAACAGTTGCTGTTTCTCTATTACCATCAACACCAGCTTTTCCTAATGAACCACTACCACCTTTGTGTCCATATAAAACTGAAAATTGTTTTTCTGATGTAGAACCAGAAACATCTGTGTTAAATAATTGTAAGTAATATTGTCCATTTGAACTAGACTGTACTGAAGATGTATAAACATTAGTAAGAGTTGATACTCCACTTGACCATATTCCCGAAGAAACTGTTTGGTTCACCTCTCTTACGATATCATTTTCTTCCACTAATGGTTTTTGATAACTCATTATTTATCCCCCTAAGTTCTTGTTAAGTTAATTGTTAAACTATCTAATTTACCAGTCTGAAGACCTCTAGCAGTTAAAACTACTTGTCTGTCTTGACTTCCAAGAATTGCGGTAGGTCTACATTTAATAGTAACTGATGTTCCTATTGTACTTGTTGTTCCTGATGGATTTCCTCCTCCACCAGTACCAGTATATCCACCACTTTGACCTGGAGTGACTTGACCTAGACCACCACCTGTTTCTTGTTCTACTTGTGGAACTGAACGATTTGGTTGAGAAGTTGTTACGATAGTAGCATATTGACTTGAACCTAATACAAATTCATATAACTCTCCTGCAGCATTATCAGTTTCTGCTGTGTATACACTTGATTTTCCTGCTTGGATAGTAGAAGCTCCTGTAAGTGTTATTATTGGTGCTGTTCCACTATTTTGATTTGCATTATTATTTAAAAAGTATTTAACTGCTAAAGTTTGATTTGGAATAGCTTCTAGAAGATTCATACTCTCTATCGCTTGTCCATAAAAGTTTGAACCATTAGGATGTGTGATATCATATAATCCATAATCAATCTCATCATCTGCTAATGCAAACTTTGTAATTTTAAATTTTCCTTCTCCTTGTGCTAATAACTCACGACCTTTTTTAGTTAATATAGCATCTACCGTTATGGTTGTGTTATCTAAAACTCCCATTTTTACTCCTAATTGTGATTAAATTTTGATTTCATTTTGAAACTACTTCGGTGTCAATTATAAATATATGAAAACAAAATTTTTAGTTAAATTAATTATTTTTTACTACCTCAAGTCTTTTACCAGTACTAGTCTGTTTAGTGACTACGGCTGTCTGTGATGTTGCTGATACAATAAATGGAAGTTCCCCATCTATTGTAGTTTCAATCGTATTTTTTACCCCCTCAAAATGAATTTTTCTATATCCACTCAAATAATCTGAAGGTGGTTGGTATTCAGCCTTTTTAAATGATGATGAATACGCGTGAAGTGCAGAACTTGAATATTGTGCATAAATCTGTTGACTTAAACTTGTAGTTAAAGGTTCTCCGACAGCACCTGAACCAGTATAGAATATATCTCTTACTTCAAATCTATCACTTAATCTTGATGATGAAATAAATGGTGATAATGCTTCATTGAACAATACATCAGGAACTTTTACACCTTGTACAATAGAACCCGTTTTATAAGTAGTTGAACTTCTTACAAAAGAGTCTTTGTATCTACTACTATTTAATGATGATGATAATGACGCACTTCCAATCAAATAAAATGAAGGTTCTTGGAATAAACTCTCTGATACCACACCAGTATAATCATTTGTTGAACCAGAAGCAGATATTATTGCTCTACGGAGTGATTGTGTTGCTTCTAACAAACCTACATTTATTTCTCCCTCTCGTAACAAACTTTCAATACTTGGTGTCTTACCTATTATTTCTTTTGGTCTTTCTAATATAGTAGGTTCGATTAATAAACCAAAATTAAACTTGGTTCTTGCTGGAATTACTTTTTTAATTTGTTCAAATATTGCTTGGTCATAAAATTTTATTAACCTTATATATTCCCAAAAATTATTTGTTTTTGTATATTTTTGGAAATAAGATTCAGCTAGTTCTCTTAAACCTCTATAAAATAATTCTTGTTCATCTCTCGGGTCTCCAATCTCTTTGTCAATGTCTATGTCTGCTACTGATTCAATTATATCTCTGTTAATAACATCTGTTGGTGAGAAGAACACACCGACCTTATTCGAATCAATTGGTGCTGTATCATATGAACTTTGTTCTGTTCTATAATCAACTGATAATCCAGAACCACTATTTATCCAATTTCTTTCTATACGAACTTTTGAATTTGATAGTTTATATCCTATATTTGGCGTAAGAGATTTTTCTTCTTGTTCTACATTACTAAATGTATTTGCGGTAAATCCAACTGCACTACCTGACTCAAACGCTCCGTCAGAGTTAGCAAACAAGTTTTGGTCTGGTGCTATATTGTTTAAAGTTGGTGATGTTGATAAATTTTTGTTATCATCTAATCTTAATCTAAATACTAAATCTGTAAATGATGATGATGCGTGATTACCATTTATTGCTTTTGGAGCTCTTGTATGGTTGTTAAATGCTGATTCTGTTAGTGGTGAATTGTAATATCTTATTTCTTGTAAAGAACCTGTAAACTCTCCACCTAAATCACCAAAAGAACCTGTTGAACCAAAGAACATATCACCACTTGCAGTCCATTGTCCGTTATGTAGTGATGAAGTTAATCCTGCTCCTGTGGTTGAACCACTTAAAATCATTGAAGTTGATGAATCATAAAGTATTTTACTTCTGCCAGCTTCATATTGTTTTACAAATAAATTATATTTTATACTTGATGTTGTCTCAAATTCGTTCTTTACTTCTTGGTCATATCCACTACTTAGTTCTCTTGTAATACCTACTGACCAAAACTCATTATTGTAAACTGGGAATAAAGATGAAGTAACACTCGTTGTTCCTAGTGAACTTGTGATTAAAAATTCTACTTTACCTTTATTATCTGTGATTGAACCTTGTTCTAATAATCTTACTGCAAATCTTTGGTCTTTGGCTACCAATACTTGATTGGAACTTGACGCGGCTCTAAATCTAAACTCAATAGTATCCGGTGTTCTTAAACTACCTGATGTTTCTTTCCATTGTGTTTGAATATGTTGACTATTTTTAAAATCTAACGCTCTTGTAAATCTTTGTCTAATATCAAATGTTGGTTGATATTCTTTTACATCTGGTCCACCATACTCATTAATTCTTAATATTGTTGGTGGAATACCATACGCATTAACAAGAGCTTGAATTGACTCTTTTGTTCCTTTTCTTTTTAAAATATAAGGCATACTCGATAACACACGACCCCATATTTCTCTTTCAATATCTTTTTCTGATTCTGTTGAGTAAACTTCATATGTTGATGAAGTTGCTGAACCACTTAATTGGTATCCTTTTATGTATCTATGTAGTTCTACTAGTTCTTTACCTGATGGTTGTTTCCAACCGAATGCATCTGATATAGTCCAAACTAAATCTTTTGATAATCCTTCTGTTAATTTTTCTCGTCTATCATAGGTGTCTTCAAATGCTTTAATGTAAATTAAAAAGTTGTCAAAGTAATGTCCAACCATATCTAAGAAATCTAAAAATGGTTGATTTTCAGAATCTCTTATAATGTGCTCTGGAATTAAATTGACTAAACGATTTGGATTGTTTTGGTCATAGATAGAAGCGGAAGTTATATTGTTGTTATACCAAGTTGTAGCGGCTGATGCTGTTACATCTGCTATTGTATATGGTTTAGAAGAATTTGTCTTTGGCCAACTTGTGTCAAATTCTAACCCAAATGAACTTGTGTTGGCTGATGAGCTTTCATAAAATAAATACTTTTCGTAATGGTCAAAGTTATTTACAATACCATTTTTTAATTCTTCATTTTTGGCTATTGCTGAATCATATACTGATGATGTTGTTGTGGCTTTTACTGCGAAAGATGCACTTTCTAATGAGTATGCTTCATATTGTTGTAATTTTGTTCTAAAGTTTTGTAGTCTTTTTTCTACCGAACCAAATGTTGAAAAGTTTTTATATTCATTATAGTCAACATTTATTTTTACTGAGTTACTACCGCTTTGTAATTCATTAAATAAAGAACTTGATAAAAAATTATTATTAGTATAAATGTCTTCTAAACTTTTTTGTCCTGTTTTAGAATTGTTAATATAGTCTATTGATTGTTCTGTTGGTTGTCTTAGTATAGGGTCTCCTAATTCAGCATCTTCAAATGGATACAGTCTTATAGTTTCTCTAATTGGTTCAGACATTTCTTGAACAATATGAACATTTTGTTTTACTTGAACATTATTTGGAACTTCATCATAAGTTTTTAAAACTACCGAGTGTGGTGCTATTTTTACACTATCAACATCAGTTTGTGAATTTACAATTACTGATTTTTGATTATTTCCAAAATCAATTAGTGTGTTTAGTTTTTTATAATCAAAATTATTATATTTAATAGCCCAATTAATACTTTGGTCATATGTTTTTGGATTTAAATTATCATCAAGTTTATCTTTTAAAGCATCTTGTGTAGTTATGATACCTTGTTCAACATCTACATTTGTAATTTTTGAAACAAATCTTTGATATATTTTTTTTGGGATAGATGAACTACCACCAGTACTTCCACCACCAGTTCCAGTTCCACCACTACTATTAATAACTTTCCAATTACCAGGAATTTCATATACCACTTCTTTAGTCGAATCTGGTCCAGATTGTTCTCTAGTGAATACTCTAGCTACAACATTCCAATTACCAGTATAATTCTCGAAGTCTAGTGTTAGTTTTGAATTACTACTTGGTGGTGATGGACGAAAAGTTTGACCATTGTATGAAAGAAGAAATTGATAATTCGTTATTTGTATTCCAGAATCATTTTCGGTTGTTTCTACTTCAATAGTTCCTTTTTTAATTGAATCACTAACGACAAATGTTTGTAATCCATTTACAATTGAAAAATTTTCTCCATATGTTAGTTTAAGTTGCATTAGAAGTTAATTCCTTGTCTTACAAATTGTTGTGCAAATTTTAAGTTTTCAGAACCCTCTGATACATTATAATCTGGTATTACTGTAAACAAGTTTGGTCTGTAAATAGTAAATCCTCTTTTTGTGTTATTCAAGTTAAAATTTAAATTAAATTCTACACTATATAGTCCACCAAATCTTTTGTGGTCAGTTGGGATTGGTATTGTTCCTGTTGTTCCATTACCATTAAATTTTTGTTTTGACTCTGATACAAACTTATCATTACTTACTAAATCAATACCATATAATTTAACTAAAAGTTCTGGTTGTAAAAATTTTATTTTATCCAAATCTGATATTGTTGTATTTATTTTAAATGGAAAACCAACTACATTAGCTGTCTTATAACCCATTATAAAAGCTCCGTCAAAAAGTTTAAGTCCACTATCTTCTTTAACTTCTAGTGCTATATCTCTAAGTTTTCTATTATTATCTTGATTCGAATCAATTCCTAATTCATTGAAAGTATCTATAAAATTAATATCGTTTGACCCTTCTTGGTCTCCACGATTAATATACGCTCCACCACCAGGCCCATAGTTTGTATTTGCTCCCTTATTACCTATTGTTATTTGGAATCCATCATTTTCTACTGATAAAGATTCTAAATCCATAATTTCAAACGCATCATTAATAACAAAATTACCACCAACCATACTATTGTCTAATTGAATAGAACTATCAGTTCCAAGTGTAAATTGATTTGAATAATTTGAATTTGGATTATCAAAGTTTACTATATCTTCAGTTGTATTAGCATAAGTTACAATTTCTTGTTCTGTTAGGGAATTGAATTGTTTTTTATATTCTTCATTTTTTATCGGTAAAGTTGCTAATCTTATTTCCTTTTTACTATTTGATATTTGGTGAACATAGTATTTATAGTCTATTTCTCGTAGTGGTTTTCCTGTTGTTCTTTCAACAACACTACCATCAATCAATACATCATACTCACCAGTATAAATTTCGTTATTTTGATTTACTAAAACTGATTCACTACTTCCGGCTACCTCTCTTAAAAAATTAAATTGTATTTCATAATCTCCTGAAAAATAACCATTTCTTCTCATTATTATTCCTGGATTTATTTTAAACTCACCACTTTTATCAATGTATTTATTTATTTCATTAAGCCTTATGGAATCCAATAATGTTCCGTTGGTGTTAAAAATGTTCATTTCAATATAATCTCTTGATGATTTACCAAATTCTGTTCCTTCTTTTTTTCCAAGCGTAGTCTTTCTACCAAGAGAAATTATATCATAATCTGTATCTGATATATTTGTTTTATATTTTTTATTTAAAAAGTGTGCCATAATTAACCTGCATTATAAATCATTGGTGAACCTAATGGAATAGAATCTAAATCTTCTCTTTCAACTACTAAAATTTCTAATTCAATGTATAGAGACAAAAGTGTTCCCACATAAGAATTAAGAATTTCTTGTGTTGGAAATTGTCTTCTAACATTATTTTCTAAATAATAAACTTGTAAATAATTATCAATTTTCTCTTCGTCGGTACTGACTAAAACTTCATTCCAACCATTTGGTGCTATTATATCACCATTAACTAAATCAATTGTGTATCCGTTAGTTCTTTCATCTGGAGTTTTTCTTGATGGTGTTAATAGTGTTGGTGTTACTATTGTTCCATCATCATCTACATTTTGAAATAATCTTGGTTCTAATACATTGTCTTGTGGTTGATTAGCTAATCTAATGGTAGGTAATGATGTTGGTTGATTTACTAACTCATCTATTCTTGTATCAATTGTTAAATTAAATTTTTCACCAGATGAATAAACTGGATATTGATTTGGTTTGATAATATTTTGGTCTTCTCTATCTAATCCAGCTCTTTTAAATGGTTCTTTTAATCTAACTTCATCATTAATATTTTCGAAACTTAACAAAGTCCCGTTTTCGTCAATTATATGATTTCTTATTTCATTATCAATTTGGTCTTGTTGAGCTTCATCAAGATATAAATTATATTCATCTTGTCTGGCTTTTTTTCTATCTTGATACCATTGATAGTTTTCTAATTCTTCTCGTGTGTAAGGCACTTGTTTACCTCGTTACTTTAAATATGTGGTCATTGTCTACAATATGTTCTACTCTTGTGTTTCCACTACCACTAACTACCTTGTAAAGAAAACGATAATGTCTTTCTGGTTGAAATGCGTTTAAATCTAATCTGAAAAAGTTTCCAGTTCCATCACAACTTAAGTAAGAACCTGTTGAAAATGGAATAATAACATCTTCTGTCAAAGCATCTCTAACTGAATATTGACTTTGACTTGGAATAAATTTCACAGTTAAATTTTGTGAACTTGTTGAATAAGTTCTTGTTGGAAATCTTTCACGACCATATACTCTAAATTTAACTTTTGATTTTTCTTTATATTCTTCTCTTAAACCTGACATATAAACCATAACTTCATCAACATCATCTGCGTCCAATGTAGATAGTGAACCAGTATTAAATACTGAATCATCATATTCTACTTCTAACTTTGGTGGATAAATTGTATGTGTGTCTCTTGAAAAGAATGCAAAATGTCCAAGTCTATTCGTACTTCCCTCGTCTAATGAAGATGATGTATTACCTACACTACCAGAGCGTTTTACCATAAATCCTTCGTTTGCTATAGAACCACTTAACCATAGTTTAGTGATGTCAGTTACATCCATTCTCATATCGGTTGTTTCGTGATTAAACGATTGTGATGCTTCATATTGATTAAACCAAGTTCCACCAGTATTGTTTGAACCACTAATCCATTGTGTTCCAGTTGTTTCTCCGTCACGATATCTCCAAGAACAACCATCAGTAGTTGCTGGTTGGTCGAAGAATCTACCATCACCTTGAACCCAAGACTGACTTACTGGATAAGCAAATAATAATTGACTTGTTGTTAATTCTTTTGAGTTAGCGTCATATAAATTTAAATAATATCTTGCATTTTCAGGAATAATTCCTGCTACAATTGATGACGATATATCTGCTAAATCAAACTTTATTAAAGCTCTTGAAACATTTACAACCGAACCATCGGCGTTCATATCTTTACGAACTTCTAATATTTCATCTAACCCAGTATTTCTACTTTGAGTAGCACTACCTTCGTATAGTGTTGAATCTTTTTCTGCAAATGAAAAGAAATGCATTATTAGTATCCTCCTTGATTAGTGTTTGTTCCAACGACTTCTCCACGAATATCTTTTAGTGGAAACTTAAGTTCAAATATACTTGGGTCTAATGATGGATATAGAATCCCATTTTTTAGGGCTGTATCAACATCATATCCATTACCACTATATCCTTCTGATGTTTCAAATTTATTTACTATTTTAATATCAGTTACTGAAGCTACACCATCTACTAATGATATTTCGTATCCTAAATCACTCAATACTATTGGTTGATTTATTTGCCAATTATCAATATTAAAAAATTCTGATACTCTTTCATTTGCTAAACCAAGAACTTGTTCTTGTGAGAAGTTTGATTTGGTAATGATTTTATATTGAACACCTATGTTAATTATGTATCCGTTTTTAATATTTACTGCGTCAGTAATTGGTCTAAATCTTGTTAAGTAAGTTTTTAAATTTTGTTTTACTGCATCATTTACAAGTGATAACTTTCTATTAGAGTTATACCCCAATACATATAGGTTTAATGCTAATGGATTAGGTATTCTGTTTTGTATTTCTGAAAGTGGTTTACCAACATCTTCTTGTGTTATTTCATAACTTGATTGTGGTGTTCCACTTAGTTGGTCATCTTGAACTATATAAGCTTTTGCAATGTTTCCATATTTGTCAGGTAATGCATAAGTTCTAATGATATAATCTTCTTTAGTAACTGCTCTACCTTGAGCTTGAAAATAAGCTTTAATATTTTCTCTCAACTCGTCAACACTTTCTGCACCAAGACCACCTGACGATGCTTCTGGATTAGAAATTCTAACTGATTGTTTTACGGTATCTAATGTTGATTGACTTAAGTTAGTAGAATCTATTTCTAATGTGATACCAGCAATCTTATTAATTTCATCAACACCAACATTGTCTTGAATACCACCACCATATTGATAAGTAATTGATAGTGTTGTGTTGGAAGGTGCTAACCCGTAAGTTTTTGTTTTTAAAAAATTACTTGGGTCAAATGTTTCATAAATTTTTGAAGGACTGTCTGGTAGATTAGAACCAACATTATCAGGATTTGGAATAATGTCTTCATCTGCATTATCACTAACACCGGCTCCAAATCGTAATTCTGTTTTTCCATCTGGTCTTCTGTAAGTTGTAAATCTTCTTGATACTCTTTTTAATTTTAATAGATAAGGAACATCATCTGAGTATTGTGCTAATCCTGGGTCATTGTTTGAATTATTTTCTACTTCATCAAATACTGTATCTTGTGCTAAAGAATCAACTTCGTTCCAATTGTTTCCGTCTGAATCTACTACACTTATAATGTCTATGATACTAGTGTTTGATAATTTAATTCTTGAATATTTTTTAGCACTTGTAAAAGTAAAATCTTCACTTGTAATAGCACCACTTTGTGCTTGAACTTGTTTTTTTAACAAATAAAATGTTGGTGAATCATTACTATCGGTTTCAAATACCGTAGTAACTCTTGGTGAAGAAGTTGTGTTGTTGTATCTAAAATCACAACCTTGTATTGTTCTGAAAGTTACTCCGTCTGATGTTTCAACGCGAGCTCCTACTGGAATATTTAATGCATAATCATAATCGGGTTCTATACTAGATGCTGTTCCTTTTGCTGGAACTAATTGAAATATGTCTAGTGTTACTTGTGAAGGAGCAGTTAATCTTGGTTTATATCCAAATGTTTGAGCCATTGAATATAAAGTTCTTAATTCTTCCGAATATCCTAATAAAGATTCTTTGAATTGTGAATCAACATAATATGACATAACATCACCAACATAAGATGCCATTTCAATAAACATCATACCAGGTGATGATTCGTTAAAATCTTTGTAAGTGTTTGGATAATATTGTTTTGAAAACTCAATCAAGTTATTTCTAATTTGAGAGAAGTCTTTATTTAAATACCTCACTTCTTTATTTACTTTTCCAGTTTTATTACTTCTGTATGCCATTATTTACTCCTAATATCCACCACTAGTTGTTGTTGACTCTGATGTAGTGTCAAAATTTAATGTGATAGAATTAAATCTATTTGGTTCATAGTTTAAAGAAAAATCAATATCTACTTTTGTTTCTGTTGGATTGGTTTCGTTTTGAATTACATCAACTTTCGCTATATCAATGTATGGTAACCAAGTAGACATTGCTTCTTGTATTTCTTGTTTTATTCTTTCGGTTAAATCTTCTGTATATTGTTCAAACAATAAATCTCTTAAACGAGAGCCGAAGTTAGGTTGCATTACTCGTTCACCTTTAGCGGTTAGTAAAAGGTTTTTTATGTTAGAACCCGCTTGTTCTAATGTTGTTTCCGTTTGTGGAAATAAACCTGACTTTCCTCTATTGAAAGGTAGTTTTAAACCGATACGAATATCTGGGTTTAAATCATTTTCTCTTGCACTTGCCATTATTTACCTTTTTTCTTATCTATAGCTTTTATTAAATCTGAATAGTCTCTTGTCAAAGCGTTCTTTAAGTGCTCTGGAGCTGCTTCTGGATTCATACCCGCACTTTTCATTGTGCTTGCGGCCGCTACTTCTCGTTTAACTTCTTTATTTCCCAAACCACCGCCGTATCCTAACATTTCGGTCATACGACTTGTATCAAAAGTTCCCCCGCCTAATGTTGGGTATTCTTCTTGTTGTTGAGCAGTTTCGTTTAGAATTTTATTAAGAACCGAGTTGTCTGTAAACTTCTGTTCCTTAACTTTTTTCTTAACTACTGGTTTTGTTTTGGGAATATTTGTTTCGTTAATAAGTATATCGGTTATCTGTTTTTTAACCTCTTGTTTGACAACTTCTTTTATTAATGATACTAATTTATTCGATTTCATTTTTACTCCTAATCTGTTATGATATCCCTTCTTAAAAAATCTCCTTTTGCAAATTTACTAATTACTTTTGTAAGTTTACCAAGTGCTATTGCAAAACCAACTGGGTCTGTTGCAGCTTTCGGTGTTGCTTGTTCTAAACCTTTTTGAGCATTTTTATATTCATTTTCTAATTTTACAAATTCATCTGTTTTAAGTGTTGGTCTTAAATTTGTTATTTGTCCTAAAGTTTTACTTGGGTCAATTTTTATATTGTTTAACTTTTGTTGTAATTGTTTTAGTTCTTCAAATTCTTTTTGTGGAACATTACCAAGTTTTTTAATTTCTTCAATACACTTTTGAATTTCTCTTTTTACAGCTTCAATAGGGCCGTTTCTTAAATTATCTAAAATCTTTTTGGTTTCACCAGTAAATATTGTTCCGTCTTTTTGATTATGTTTTATTTCAACATTTTTTCCAATAACTTCATTAAGTTCTCCTGATTGTTGTCTAAGAACTTGTTTGGCGTTTAAAACAATATAATCGGCATCCAACACAATTACTGAACCTTTAGTATAAATATCACTTAAATCTGGATTTGGATTTTTTATTTCTTGACTACTACCTCTACCTTGAACATAAATTGAAGCTTCATCTTTTTCTAAATCGTGTTTTACTGGTTCATTTACTTCAAGTTCTTCGGTGTTGTGTCCGGCTACTATTTGAACACTTGGAACTAAATCGTTTTCACCAATTTTTATAGAACTAGCATATCTACCAGTTAAAACTAAATCACCACGATTAGCTTCTATGTTTCTTTGATATCTAAAATCTTCATCTGTTGTTTGTATAGAAATTTTTGTGTTGTTTCTATCACTTAGTCCTGTTTTAATATTATTGTTTGGATTGTTTTTTATATTGATAATATCACTATAATAAGTTTGTCCAAAATAATTTACACATACAACATTTTCACCAACAACAGGATATCTTTTTATTTGTGTATCTATTGGCAGTATGTGGACACCATCACCTAAAATTTGTTGGTCTTTATTGTTACACCAACTTCCTTTTATAGCTCCGTAATATTTGTAGTTTGGTTTTCCATTAGATTTTTTTGGAAGTTTATTTTTATCTAGTAAAACTTCTTTTACTTCTAGTGGTTCAAGTTCATAAAAATCATATTCTCTTGAATCCATTATTCTATGAATATCAGAGTGAATTCTTTGAACTTGTGAATTACCAAAACTTGTTATGTTTGATGATTTGGTTTTTCTTCTTTCGGCCATTTTATTGTTTAGATTCTATATCTTTTCTAATTTTATCAGATGTTTCTTGCAAATCTTTTGTATCGTGTTCTAATATAGTGTTCATAATATCTTGTTTTTCTATTTCAGATAAACCAAATTCACTTTCTGCTTCACCCTTACTTTCTGCAGAAATAATTTTCTGAACAATGTTAGCTAACTTTACTAATAACTCATCATTACGAACATTGATTTCTAAATACTCTTTAATCATTGGAACTATCTGAACAGCTGTATCTCCGTCTTTAATCATAGAAGTAATGTTCTTAGTTAAGACATCTAATTGTTTTCTGTTGTAGTTTTGATTTTCGTAAATATCTTGAAACAACGACGATAATGACTTTCCTTTAAATATTTCATAATCGTTTGACATAATATAATCCTTTAACTATAAATATATGGAAACAAAAAAAGGGAACAAAATAAATTAATACTCTGTCCCCCTTTTCAGTTTAAGTAATATGTAGGAAATATTACTTATTATTTCGCGTTCCTACTTACGAATTAGACCTAATAATATCACTAATGTGATGAAACCAGCAAAACCGCTTTCACCAAACATATTAACAAGTGACATTAAATTAGCTATAACATCTAACCCAAATAATCCGCCTTGGAATATAATTCCTGCAACGGCACCCAGGCCAATAAGAGAAATAAGAACTGACATTAAGTCGTCTACATATCCCTTTATTAATTTAATGATGTCTTTCATAGTTTGTT